ATGGATCGTAATCTGTCCGCAAACAACCGCTATCGTGAAAAACTAGTAGGTAGAGTCTCCGAAGAAACTTCGGAATCACTACCCTGCCAGAAAACCTCTTCGTTAGAGGTAGTCCTGACAGCTTGTACTGGCCGTGACTCAAACACCGATCAAAGTGTTTGCCCACTGCCGGGAGGTCCTCGAGATAAACCCGAAGACCCCTCGACTTCACAGTAGCTTGGAGGCGACTGAGATCTTTGCTCAATTCCACCCCCATCGCAGGGAAAGCGTACGCACAATCTCTCATGAGACTCGCGTAAAAAGCTCCTAACTCCCGAACATGGCATTTAGACATACGGTGATTAACTCATCGAGATGTCCCATGCAGTTCGGAAACATCTTCAGCCAAGAGTGGGTAAGCGTTCCTTTAACTAGAGGCCCTACGAGGGCATAGTGTTTAGGACTCCCACTGCACCAACGAGTTCAAGAAGGCATTGGACGTTGCGATCGCAAGATCGGCGACGCCGTCAGCCAACTCGATGCTCGTATCCCCGGGCTTTAGCTCGAGGACGAAGTAGAACTTTTGGTAATACTCCGGGACTTCCGCCGTGGCCAGCGTGGTCTTCACAACTTCGAAATTGTGACGATCATAGGCTGGTTTCGCGCCGTTCGCTTTGACAACTGAATGTCTAACGAACGCACGCCACACGATTGTGGAAGTACGCAGTGCATACTCTCCCGAGTATGCGTCTTGGTTGACCTTAGTGAGAACGACGTTTCCGCCGCTCAGAGGTAGGGTCAGGGTGTTTCCTAACATGGGAGTCAATCTTTCTGGTGGTGATTCGACCACCGGCGTTGGTGTTGGCGTCTAGGCACTTTATGCCAGCGGATCAAGTCCGCAGGATTGCCAGTGACCCCAATATCGACCACTTCCCAGCATCTAAGATGGGAAGGTGAGGTAGAGGAAAAGGAAGCACGGGAAAGACAGGATGTCTATCCTTCCGTTCCATAGCCAACCGCCAGGTACCAGAAATGGTCGCCCAGCTATTGGAGTTTGGATAGTCAATGGTCACGAAATTGGTCCCTTTGGACCTCCGCATGACGCAAATTCTACCCCAGGTCGCTCCGATTGAATTGTTTGTGGCGGCAATCATTGTCCCCACATTACCAAACCAATCTGCGAACCACGACCAGGGAGCAAGCTCCCAGGCCGCGGCCAAGGCCTCGTGTGAAGTAATACCCGCCGCAAGGCGGCGACTGAAGAGTTTTAATTCTTCATCGTCCATCTCTGGAATATTACTGGACGGCTCAATTTTCCATTCAGCCGAACCCCACACCTCAGCGGTGTAGACTCTTTGAGACCAGCCATTGAGAGAGTAGTAAAAGGAATGCAAGAATTTGCTCTCCTTCGCGCTCTCGCGATGGTAACGACCTAGTGTGCACCTTCTCTTCAATGTTTTGCCGTCACGCAAGTGGCGTAACTCGTTCAAGCGCTGATTAGCTGCTTTCGCGAAATCACACATTTTGCGCAGGTCCCCAATCAGAGGTTTAATCGCCCAGCGCCACGACAAGTGGCCAGCGGCGATATTCTTGAGGTAACGGTGAGGGTTTAATCCCCCAACGCCGGAACCGAGGCTGTTAACCGCGGCCCTGGCCCTATTTGCCCAGCCACTTTTCGAGCTTACGCTCTTGAGTGTACGTGCAAGTAGGTCTCCTCCAGATTTCCGAATGAGGTCCGGTAGATCTTTCAACTCACCGACGAAGGCCGGCACGCTCACATGAGGTGTCGACGGATTCGTTTTGGCAAGTATTTCCCACGCAAAGTCATGGAGTTCACTAATAGTGTACCCCGGAAACTCTGCACGTGGGTCTGGAGCCCCTGGTTGGTAATCCACAGGATAATCTACAAATTCGAGTAGATAGTTCCCGGGTGCCCACCAAGCTTCTAGCTTACCAGATAGTGAAGGATAGAATTCGAAGACCTTGACAATTTCCAACGGGTTTGCACCCGTACGGTTACCTTCAATGTCATCTATCCACTCCTTCACGCCTTCCGTCTTGCTGCCATGAGCGATGATGTAGTTAGGATTCCAGCCTCGGTCCCATACGGAACCGATATACTGGGCCTGACTATTTCGTTCTCTGTGGCGAACAGTCATAGAAGGGTCTACCTTAATACAAAACATTCCTCTAGGGTGGAGTTTCCAAACAAAGACATCAGTCTCTGCAGGAGGCGACCGACA